AAGTGGTTTCTTCCTTTTACGAATAAGGAATTTACCATTTACTTAGAGATAAGAGAACGGTAATCCCAGGAGAACAAAAATGTTAGCAGCTGTTATTTGTTTAGCAACTCTATGTTGCCTGTTAACATTAGGATTAGGACTTATTGTTGGATATTTGGTTAGACAATATTTACAAGATGTCACACCACAGTATTCACATCCTGAAATGTTTGACGCCAACGGCAATCCACTTCCAGACGAAATTATTGCCTTCAGATTTGAAGGTAATGTAGAACACTTAGATGAATTTGACGACTAACTATGACAAAACTACCAAATAATCCCTTGGTTTCTGAGGTTTTCAAAGCTGCACACGGCGGTAAAACAGTAGAACGCAAGGTTGAAATTCTGAAAGAACACAGAAGTGACCATATCAAATCACTTTTGATTTGGAATTTTGATAAAGGAATTGAAAGTGCTCTTCCACCAGGTGAAGTTCCTTACAAAAAGAACGAAGCACCTGCAGGAACAGCAGGACATACAAGACTTGTTCACGAATGGAGAATTCTTTATAACTTTGTAAAAGGTGGCAATGATAAGATTTCTCAGATGAAGCGTGAGCAGATGTTTGTTCAACTTCTCGAAGGACTTCATGCTGATGAAGCTGAGATCGTGCTTTTGGTAAAGGATAAAGACTTACAATCAAAATATCGCATCACCAGGAGTGTTGTCGAGCAAGCATATCCAGAAATCGTTTGGCGAGATAAGTAACATACTATACAAAATTGCTTGACTAGATAGAGTATAGACGCTATAATGTGTCTACGTTCATCCTTCGGGACGCAAGTAAGTCGCGGAACGGATCGTTCATTCGCTATTCGCAAATAGCGAACGCAAACGACTGAAGGAACGGGCCTAAAAATCCATTCATTCAGGAGAAACAAATGACTACTGCAACTTATCGTGGAGTAAAATATGAAGTTGAAGAGCGTAAACTAAATGTTCTTCAATTGCTAAAGGAACAAATTGAAAAGGCAGAACGCCTGAAACAAGCACAGTTACAACTAAAGGCATGATGCTTGGGGGAATTGACTTCCCCCTTTTTTATAAATATATAAAACTTACATGTATCCAGTTGGACATTTTCCTGTCAATTTTACTGTGGTTGAATGGACTAACTATAAAACGTGCAGGAGAAAATTGTGCTAATTCCAACCTAATGGGGTTGTATCAAGCTGGGAAAAAAGAAATTTTGATCTGTGAAAATAATATAAGTGATCAAAAAATTTCAAAATCTGAAGTCATCAAACATGAGTATGTTCACTATGTTTATGATAAAAAGAAAATTGAAAGCACAATTATTATTGATCCCATCTTTTCTTATTTGATAAAAAATTTTATAAGTGATGGGGAAAAACTTTTTGTCTTTGTACATGAAACGGACTATTCTTCAGATGAAGAATTAGAAGCAAGATTTCTATCGAGACTTCCAACAATAGTTTTGTTTTTTATTTGAGGATTGACTTTTAAATTTTTTGTTGCTATACTTGCTGTAGGAGGTAATATCTAATGCGTTACACTGAAACAATTCGCCTAGTAAAAAAAGCACTAGAGCAACCCTGGAAATATTCTGATGCCGAACTTCAATATATGAAAATGGCATTAGATAAAGCTATTCTTGGGCTAGCAAGAAAAAAATTTGAAAGAAAAAAGAAAAAAGGATTTGGTTACGATGACAGTACGATTGATTAGTGTAACGCCAGATGCAGAACAAACAATGGCGTATGTTGCTAGGGTTTCTAATCCAGCAAATCAAGATAATGAAAACTATGCAGGCTTGTTACGTTATTGTATTAAGCACAATCATTGGTCTGTTTTTGAGCAGGCTTTTATGACGCTTGAGATTGAAACTAACCGTGGGATTGCAGCGCAAATTTTACGTCACAGAAGTTTCACATATCAAGAATTTTCCCAACGTTATGCCGATACAAATCTTTTGAGTGATAAAATACCTCTTCCAGAACTTCGTCGTCAAGATACTAAAAACCGTCAGAATTCTATTGATGATTTAGAAGAAGACAAAGTTTTTGTGATGAACAAGATGATTGAGGACTTGTTCAAGGATGCTCAACAGGTTTATAATTTTCTACTAAGTCAAGGTGTTGCTAAAGAATGCGCTCGTTTTGTGCTTCCTCTTGCAACTCCTACGCGTATTTATATGTCTGGATCTGTGCGTTCTTGGATACATTATATCAATCTTCGTTCTGCAAACGGAACTCAGAAAGAGCACATGGATATTGCAAATGAATGTAAGAAACTGTTTGTAGAACAGTTTCCTGTGGTATCTGAAGCACTTGAGTGGAATTAATGGATAAACCAATATTTTTATTTTGTCCAGGAGTAGCAAAATCTAGCACGACTTTGCTTGCAAACATACTTTTTCAAAATAAAGCATTTAATTTTGGATATTTTAAAGAATGTTTTTATTTAAATTTTGTTTTTTATGGTGAAAAAAATGTTCCAAAAACATTTGAAAAATTTTTGCCAAAGTACATGGAAAAAAAATCTAAATCTAAGTATTTGTATGCCGATTTTGATAATTTTTCTAAAAATCATACTATTGAAAACTATTGTAAGTATTACATAGATGTTTATAAACAAACTCAGTTTGTAGGTGGTGTATGTGATTTTTCTCAATCATATAATCTATTGCCAGAAAAATTTTTAAATGAAGTAAAACATGAGTTAGAAAAAGTTTTTGACGTAAAATGTATATTACTTTTTAGAGATCCTATAAAAAGGTTGTTTTCGTTTTCCAATATGATCTGTCCTGATGATGCAAATAATTTTTTCTTAGATAATATGCGGACAAATGATATTGAGTTTAGTTCAAATTATTATCAATATGTAATTGAAAAATTTGAAAATATTTTTCCTACCAAAGATATTTTTATTTCATCTATGGAAGAAATGTATTTAGAAAATTCATTTGAACTTTTAAAAATATTTTTAAATTTAGAAACACTAGAAACATCAAAAATAATAGAAACATCTAAAAATTCTGCGACATATAAACAAAAACTTTCCGAAGAAGAAATATCATTTGCTAAGAAAAAACTATATGGAAATTATGAATATTGGAAAAATAAATTTGGATCCCTCCCATCTGAATGGTATCAAGTAATATGAAAACATTATACCTAGGACCAACTTATGATCTTTCTCATATTGAAGGACTAAATGTGACCTATGAACAGGTTGCAAATCTTATCAGCAATAGAAATATTGTTGCAATGTATCAGGGTAGATCTGAAGCAGGACCAAGAGCATTGGGTAATCGATCTATTCTTTATGATCCAAGAGATCCTAATGGGAAAGATCATGTCAATACAATCAAAAAGCGCGAAGCATTTAGACCTTTTGCAGGAACAGTTCTCAAAGAATATGTTCATGAGTGGTTTGATATGGCAGGATTAGAAGAAAGCCCTTTCATGATGTATGCGGTTGATGCTCACATTGATGCTTGGGAACATATTCCTGCTATCCTTCATGTTGATAAAACTTGTAGGGTACAAACCGTAACTAAAGAACAGAACTTGCATTATTATAATTTGATTGAAGCATTTTATGGGTTGACAAAAGTTCCAATTCTATTCAATACATCATTCAATCTTGCAGGTGAACCACTTGTAGAGACACCAGAAGATGCTATGAAAACATTTTATAATAGTGATATCAAGTATCTTTATTTTCCTGAAGTTGGTAAACTTGTAACAAAATGAATATACTAGGAATAAATGTTTCTAATAGCGGATCTATTTGCCTCCTCAAAGATGGGCAAGTAGATTTTTATTTGGAAGCAGAAAGAATTACTAGAAAGAAATTTGATTGCGTTGTCAAGGATCTTGTCGAGTATGTAAATGTAGTTGATGTAATTGCGGTAGTTGATGCTCATTGGGTTGCATCTGAAAAAAATATGCTTACCGCAAGGGACATTGCAAAGTTCAAAAGAGTATTTCCAGATGCTAAGTTTATTGATTATAGAAAATCACATCATCTTGCACATGCTGCTGGGGGATTTTACAGTTCTGGATTTGATGAAGCAGCATGTATTATCGTTGATAGTAATGGATCTAGTGTTGGGGATACAGTAGAAATAGAAACCATTATTCATGCTAAGAAAAGTAATCGTTTTCATTGGAAACTTATGCATAAAAAGTGCTGGGGACTAGGAGAAAATGGTATCGGAAAATTGTTTGAGGGCATATCAAAATTCTGTGGTTTTGATTACGAAGACGCTGGAAAAGTAATGGGATTAGCAGCGTATGGTTCTAAAAAAGTAGACCTTTACAATACTGGTGGGTCTTCAAAAGAAGATGCTGCATATACAATTCAAACACTTTGGGAAGAACGTGCATTAGAACTTGCTCAACTTGCATTAAAGAAAACTAAATGTAAGAACCTTGTATTGTCTGGCGGTTGTTTTCTAAACTGTGTTGTCAACTATAAACTACGTAAACAATTGCCAGAGGATGTTAGAATATATGTTGATCCAATCGCACATGATGGTGGAACTGCAATAGGAGCTGCATACCTTGCTTACTACAACCCCAAAACTAAAAATTCTTGATGTCAGCGCAACGATTGGATGTAATCTAAGTTGTAAAGGATGTAACCATTTCAGCAACTACTTTGCACCAGGAAGCAAACTAGACACAGATAAACTCATCCAGGATATCCACACCATCCTGCCCAGGATAGACGTAGAACGTGTCTCGGTCATTGGTGGAGAGCCATTGCTCAATCCACGCTGCAGAGACATTCTACACGCCTGCCTAGAGCACAAAGAGACAGTCTATTTGTACACCAATGGCATCCTTCTTAACGAAGATAATCGACGTTGGATAGAGGAAGACTTAGAAACTTATCCTGGTATGCAATTGCGGGTTAGTGTTCACATTCCAGAAGTGATTGACAATATCAAGAAAGTAAAAAGTTCTAAAGTTCTTGTTACAGAACATCATGATGGTAAAGATCGTTGGTTCAATTCTATCAAGCAATCCAACGGAAAAGTTTATCCTTACGGACACAACAATATCAGGCAAAGTTTTGAAATGTGTTCGTGCCCAAATCCACAACTGTATAATAGTCGGTTGTGGAAGTGCCCTAATGCAGCATTTCTAAATGAACTTCTTTATGTTACTGATCAACTAGAAGATGACTATTGGAAACCTTTTATTGGGGATGGATTACCAGTTGACTGTAATGATGAAGATCTGGTAAAATTCTGTGATAACTCTACCAAACCAGAACAGATTTGTAACATGTGTACTGCTAAACCACTGAAGTTTAGTGCAGCATTGCAAGTCAATAATAGTAAAAAAGTTATCATCACTCAATAAATATTTACGAATTGAAATAACTATGCCCGTATATCCTGTAAAACATTTAGAAACTGGGGAAACACAGGAACTTGTTATGTCTATCGCTGATTATGATCAGTGGAGAAAGGACAATCCCGAATGGGATAAAGATTGGTCTGCTGGAGTTGCATCGGCGGTAAGTGCTACTGGTGACGTTTACAGTAGAACTGACGGAGGATGGAATGAAGTCCTCCACAAAGTCAGCAAAGTTCCAGGTTCAAAAGTAAAGCCTCAGAAAACAACGCACTTCTAATATGTCCTCAAGGAAAAGAAGAACTTCTTCTCAAGTCGGAGCTGGATTATCAGCAAAACAAATGCAAAGAAAAAAACCTTTCAATGTCGATATGATGATCGATATTGATCCACTAACAGAAAACCAAACAAAAGTTTTTGAC